AACCGTCATAGCCGTTTTCGATTCACACTGCACGTTGTTTGTGTGGGGGGGATCGTCGTCATAAATTCCTCCAATCGCCGGCGTAAATTTCATTTACTCCCCGGGGGTACTTTGTACCCCCCTACTGGTCGCTAAAGCGGACCCGGCAAATTCCCGTGACACCCGAGGTGTCATCACCGCCAACCGCTCCTGCAAGCAGGAACAGGTTGTTGCTCTTGATCTCCGTGATCGCGCCTGTCGTCGACGAAAACTCGATCGGAATGTTGCAACGGCGGTAGTACTCGAACTCCCGCCGCGTGTTGTTGTACGCCGTCGTAACTCCGGCGCTGGAGTTGAAACTCCATACCCACTTCTTCAAAATGACGAATCGTTCCGAGTTCGCCAAATTGATCAGTGCGGACTGTGCCGCCGTGGACGTGAACACGTCCGTGGCAGCAGCTGCAGCACCGTTGCACTGCTTGTCAAGGACAAGCCAGATGTACGCTGAGCTGGCAGCATTTGCAGCTGCGGCAGGCGCATCTGCAATGGTCCCCTTGACCTCAATTGACTTGATGATGCACTTGCGTCCAACGCGAGTGCTCTCAGTCACTCCCTGCGGGATGAGGACAAGTTGACCGGTCGCCGGCACTTCCATCGTCGAATCGACGCTGAAAGTCAATGCCGTGTCGAAGAACTTCAACTCGGCATTGGGGCCGGTAAACCGGCCATAATATCCGCCACTGCGGATATAGCCCGGATCAAGACGCTGTACCAGGCGTCCTGCGCTCCGGGGCGAGCTCATGAGCTCGCTGAGGCGCGCGATCTTCGCTGCGCGCTGAACAGCAGCGCTCGGGCGCTTGCGCACGAGCGACATTGTCGTTTCTCTACTTCGTGAGGAACCTCCAAGGCAGCACACTACGCCCTCCACTACCTACGGCAGCTCGTTGCGGGGTAGTAGGGGCAGGGGCAGGGGGTTGGGGGGCTGCGCCCCCCTTCTGGGCTTCTGAATCTTAAGTAAGCCCAGAAGGGTGTTTCAACACCCAAACCCCCAAAGGAATAGGAAAGATTAGATCACCCTTTGGGGATCTATTTTTGGCCTATTCCCCTGACCCGTCCCTAAGAGGGCTTCAGCCTACGCGTGCGTTCCCTCCCATGCTCCATGCGTGCGCGTGGTCGAATCAGACGCTGCCAGTCTTCACGGCCCTTATTCGGGCAGCCTCCTGCGAGGAACCTACAGGCAGGCCCTCATGAGCAATGTCGGCCCCCTATTTCTTAGGGGTCGCGTCGCATGCTCTTCGACCCTGCGGGGGGCCGTTGCTCTAACCCTAACCCTAAAAGGGAAATCATTCTTAGAAAAGGCGCGAATGTATATTCACTACGTTCACACGACGACGCATGGCTTGCACCTGGTCGTCGCTTGCGCCTTCTGGCACCCACCTCTCGAAACTCGAGTTGTGCGTGATGATCTTGCGCGTGTGCGCTGGGATCACCACATGCGAGTGCTTGATGTCGATCCCTCTGGGCTCGTCCCAATCCAGCAAGTGGATTACCGCACTCGGCGGCCACTTCGACACGTCGAAGTCATCGAGGATCACTCCGTTCGAGAAGTCGACTTCACGAAGTTGATCACGATGGCTGACCACCACAGCCTGCGGCAGTAGCGCTCGAGCATACTGGGTTTTACCCAGTCCTGTCCCTCCGTTGAGGTACAGCACACTCCACCCTTCGTCCAACAGCGGCGCATGGACGAAGTCGGTGAGTGGTTTGGCGGGATTCATCGGTTTCACCGCCTGGTTCCTCGCCAGCGTGAACGCACGATACATCGTGTCGTACGCCTTGAGTAGATCTGCTGCCATATGCGCTTCTGTGAACCGCATCGCTGCCTCGACACTCTGTGTCCTCGCCAGGTTGAACGCTTCGCGTGCGTAATCGTCCCGCTTCCGCTTCCGTATGGTCTCCGGCGGATCCCCATACGTCTGAGGATCTTCGTCCTCCTTCAGACAGTAGGTCCAGTGGTTGTGCAACCACTCCTTACTGTCTCCACGCGGTGGTATTTTGACATTCGGGTGAAACCCTTCCAAGTCAAAATAGAACGCGTTTGTGTCCTTCCGACACTCGAACTCCACTAGGGCGTGGACATGAAGTCCACCGTCCTGATGACGTTCGTCTGCCACTATGCAGCGCTTCACGCGGCCTAGTGCCAGCAGAAAGGCCATCACGATGGCCTTTCCCATGCGCCCACTTACCTGACTATACGTCAGGAAGAAGGCGCTAGCCCGCAAGCGGGCTGGGCGACCTACGGCTAGGCGAGGTAACTCTGCCGCCGATTCCTCGGAGGCAGATTCACCGTTTGATTCCGCCGCTGGTTGGTTGCTTCCGCGACTTCCTGCTCCAGCACCTCCAGGGCCCATGCCAACTGCTGGGCCCGTTCCCTCTCGGTCAGGCCCTCGTTGGCTCTCACGGAGAACGAGTTCTCCATGGCCATCCCCTGCGAGATGGCTTCCTCGTCCAAGATCCTGCGGATCTCCGCCTGCGGGCGCCGGTAGGCGCGGCCACGGCGCGTCGACATCACAGATGTTGAGATAGTCTTCGATATCTCCGATATCGCAGTATGCTTGGTGCCAGGACATCAATGAAAGAGCAAATGCGCTTTCATATGCCAGTGGCTGAAGCAAATGAATCTGCAATACGGACAACGGTAAACCGTCATAGCCGTTTTCGATTCACACTGCACGTTGTTTGTGTGGGGGGGATCGTCGTCATAAATTCCTCCAATCGCCGGCGTAAATTTCATTTACTCCCCGGGGGTACTTTGTACCCCC